CAATTCTTGAGCCAGGCTTAAAGGTACGACTCATCTGCTTAACCTCTTCCTCAAACTCGTCAACATCAACCATTTGAGGTCTAGACCAGGAGTTGAAGGCAGTTTTGCATCAATCATTCCAGCAAGATAGAGTAGAGTCGCATGCAGAGTCTCTCCCATTACAGCATGTTGCTCAACACCTTCAGGTGCACCAACTCCAAGCCTAGTAAGATTTCCCTTAACATGAACCGTGTCCCCTTCCGCAAGAATGTAAGGCGAGTTAACCACGACTTGCGACTGACTGGTCAGTCGTATTACGTTTCCAGCAAATTCCATTGCTGAAAGACCGTCCTTGTGAAAGATTTCAATGTTTGAGTTCTGTTTAATGTTTAGATAAGAATCCTTTAGCTGAAAGGTTAAGCCTCGATTCTTATTGAACCACATCTTAATCTCCTCATCTCCGTCAAATAGTATGTAGTGTGCGCCTTCGTACTCAAAATCAGAGCTCTTTTGGAGTTCCTCCTTAATATCGTCTCCGATTTCTTGGATCTGTCCGTATTCTGGAGAATAGAGGTTTCCATTATTGAAGATGACCTCAACTATTGAACCCTTTTTTGGAATCGATAACGAACCTGCCTTGGCGTCTTGGCCGAAGAACGCAGCTTTCTTCATTGGAATTGCCCATGGAATATCAGCAGTTGGTAAATTATCGAATACGCTAAATACTTTAACTTTACAGCGCCCCTCCTTTAGTGGATCCTTGATGTCCACCACTTCTCCGAGGTACTTCGTAATTACGAATTCTGCACCAGTTGAGTCTTTTACGATTTCTTGACTTGCTCCTATCATATATTAAATTAGGTTATGGATAAACGTCGCCAAGGTCTCCAGGTTTCGATTCCTTTTTTGGATCATAATCACTACCGCCTGCAGCTTTGATAGAGCCTGGGTAAACGTCGTCTCCGAGCCTAGAGGCAGCAGACGGGCCGACTGGTGAATTTCTTCCAAAGATTCGATTTGTTCCTAGAACCTCAGTTGTTCTATTATACACATTTTCAGCTACAGTGTTTTCAAGACCAGTTTGCAATTGATTGGTTAAATCACCAATGATTCGGCCAGGTAAGCTCAAGGCACTGGACAAAAATCGTTGGGCTCGGCCAGTTAAGCTATTTGCAAGACCTGAAAAGATTCCAAGCGATGCATAGTTAGAGTCCTCAGCCCATTCAGCTTCTTCAGTTACCCATTCTGCTCTAATCTTAAATGAAGTCGAAAACGGTTTATCCTCAGTGTATGCTTTTATTTCAGCGCCGCTAGTTGGTCCTCCCAAAGTATCAGCAAAATCAAATTCACAATGGCTAAGCCTAAATCTCACTTGGTATAGACCAGTTTTAGTATCATTGTTCTCAGCAAGCCTTGAATTTCTATCATTTAGATCTCTTATTTCAAATAGCGTAATTATCATGTCAAATGTCCTTAGGTTATCAGGCAGAGTATAACACATTCTATCTTTATCGTATATCGCATCGCGATAGGCTTTTGCGAATCTTAGTAAAGGTTGTCTAATCGAATCTAGACAATTGATGGTTATCTCAACTTTACGATCTCCCTCCTTTACTCTTTGTGCTGATTTCCAAAGTTGATCAACTCCTTGAATCGATTGAAAATACCATGGGCTTTCTTGAAGCTGCCCTAATAATTTGATAGCATTTAATAAGTTTCCAGCATTACGGTCAGCTCTCTCTTTTGAATATCTGGTTAACCAATCAGTTGCGCTCATTTCTACATTTTTCCAAGGGTTAGCTTCACTAGATTCTTTGGTAGTTTCGTTATACGCTCCATTAAGAGTCGGCCTTAGTAACATATCAAACATTAATCCGCCAGTTCGACTAGTAGATTGCAGATCCGGAAAAAAGTCCAAATCAAAGGTTAAGAATACTGGGTCCTGTACATCAAACAGCGAGCTCTTGACAAATTGTTTATATCGTTTAGGTCCATTAATTAGTTGTGCCATATTTATGCATTAATTTCCATTTTAGGTTCAGGTTTCCATTCTCGCCTAGTCAAAATCATAGTAGTTGAGAATCGACTACTAGTTGAAGAGTCTTTGATATTATAATCATACACAATGTTCTTAACATAATAAGCCCCGCTCAAATATTCATCTTCATACATCACAGATCCTCTTGCTGAGCCAGTATCTTCAAGATCAGTCTTTGTGCTCTTATTATCAAAACCGTCTTTAGCAACTTCATCTCCAATCTTTTTAACTTGGTCTGAATAGATTTTTACGATCACTCGGCTTCCTCTAGCAACATTATGATTCATTCCAACTAGCTTAACCTTAAGCTCAGTTCGTGAGATGTCTGCTCGATTCTGAGAGTTTATTAACTTTGCGAACTTGTAATTTGCATGAGAGTTCCCATAGTCAGTTCCCATCCATTTAACTATTGAGTTTTCAGTGTAATCGGTCAACTCTGGTTTTGGATACGCAAGTTCTCCATTATTTGATGGCTTAGATAGAGGTTCAACGAACCAATCCTTAACTGGAGATTCCTCTCCGTGCTGGTATAATTGAACTCTTTTTCTAAAACCAGTATTTTTTAGCACATTACCGTTTTCAGCAATTAATGAAAATTCAGTTATCGTGAATTCTGAATTTGGCGGATTTATCGGTCCGTTTGACAAAATTATAGGCGTTAACAGATCATCAGCGTTAGACTTATTGCCTTCCTTTGAACGACTTAAGTTTAAGTAATCTGTTGATACTGAGGCGTATCCCATTTCAGGTTTTTCCTTTCGGTCGTATGGTTTCAATTGATTGTCCACATTAACTAGAGTTAAGTTATATCGTCGATCTATGAAGCAATCAAAGAATGAAGTTTCATTTTTATAACTATGATCAACTATCGACTTTACGAAAGTTTGGTAATTAAGATTTGGATTAATCCAAGTCATCGAATCATTAAATGATTCCTCGTTTGATGCATAACCTAATCCCAGCTCTTCAGCTATTTTTATTAGCGCTTCTTGTGAACTTAGATTTGGGTAAGATCTAATGAAGTTACTATTAATCTTTGGAACGTATAGTTCCCCAAAAAAATCATATCTCACCAAGTTTAGGCCC